ACAACCAATTCACTGCATCTCAGGATTATGGGTTGGCAAGAAGACCCATCAAATGCTGACTTTGCATCCGCAGGTATAGGACTTATTGTGCGTTTAAACAATAGTTTCAACGCTCCTACTGGTTCTATTGCTGCTGGAACACCATCAACTACTGGCGTATAAGGAGGTTAAAACATGGCTATTAGTAGAGCACAATTAGCGAAAGAGCTAGAGCCTGGCCTCAATGCCCTTTTTGGGATGGAGTACGCTAGGTATGACGATGAACACGCAGAAATCTATGAAACAGAATCTTCAGACAGAGCGTTTGAAGAAGAAGTGATGCTTACAGGTTTTGGGTCTGCACCCGTTAAATCTGAAGGTGCCGCTGTTACATTTGATGATGCACAAGAGGCTTTCACAGCACGATATACTCATGAGACTATTTCTCTTGCTTTCTCAATTACTGAAGAAGCAATTGAAGATAATCTTTATGATCGTCTTGCAAGTCGCTATACCAAAGCATTAGCTAGAAGTATGGCACACACCAAACAAGTTAAGTCTGCTGCGGTATTAAATAACGCATTCGATAGCACTGTTACAGGTGGAGATGGAAAAGAGCTTTGTGCTACAGACCACCCTCTAACCAATGGTAACACTTTTCGAAATGAGTTAAGCACAGCTGCTGACTTAAACGAAACAAGTTTAGAAAACTCTTTGATTGACATTTCTGCGTTCGTAGATGAGCGTGGACTTAAAGTGTCTGTAAGAGGTACTAAACTTATTGTACCACCTGCGTTACAGTTCGTTGCAGATAGATTGTTAGAATCTACTCTACGACCAGGAACCGCAGATAACGACATTAACGCTTCTCGTAACATGGGAATGTTGCCTGAAGGTTATGTTGTAAACCACTATCTTACAGATTCAGACGCTTTCTTTATCAAGACAGATACCCCAAGAGGTTTCTTGCACTTTGAAAGATTGCCAATGTCAACTAAGATGGAAGGTGACTTCGATACAGGTAACATGAGATTTAAGGCTCGAGAGCGTTATAGCTTTGGTTTCTCAGATCCACGTTGCGTATTTGGTTCACCAGGTGCATAAATGATTAGGGGGAGCTAGTCTCCCCCATTAATCTGGGATAATTAGCCCTAGCGACTGACCCAGCAGACGCTTACCAAGACTCTAGGGCGAAACCTTTGGTAAGGAGGATATTTAAATGGCAGTACATTTTACTGGCCCAGTGCTTTACGCAGGTAAAGACGGACAAAGACAATGGTTTGAAAATCTACCAGTTGCAAACAATCCTGACTACTTAATGTATATGGATGATTTTACTGGTATAGCATTAGACACTACCAATGACTGGACAGTTGTAAAAGACAGTTCAGCTACAGCTGCGCTAGGTGCGGATGCTGAAAATGGTACGTTAGTTTTAACTTCACAAGCAACTACTGATAATGACGGTGCTTCTGTGCAGGGTAACGAAATATTTGCGTTATCTGCTACTCGTGATATTTGGTTTGAAACTAAACTATTTATTACTGATGCAGAAGGCGATGCGATGGATGTTTGTGTTGGCTTAACAGTTAACTTTGCTACTAATCCAGAAGCTATGCTAACCGCGGCAGATAGGATAGTGTTTCAAATAGATGACGGTGACAGCAACATTGATTGTGTTACTGAAAAAGACGGAACAGCTACAACTACTGATTCAGGTATTGACATTGTAAGTGGCACATCTGTTACTTTAGGTTTTCACGTAAAGGGGACTGGAAGTGTTGAGTTCTTTGTAAATCGAAACAAAGTGGCAACACACACCGCTAATCTTCCTGATGATGAAAACTTAGCTATCGGTGCGATGGAGTTGTCTGGTTCTGCAACAGGAACCAAATCAATGACTATTGATTATCTAATGGCTGTTCAAAACAGATAGAGGAATAAAAAATGGCTGAAACTAAAAAAGCCTCAAGCACGACTAAACCTAAGGTTACAAAGAAAAGCACACCCCTTCCTCCGAAGGGGAGTGCTGAATATAAATCTTTGGTTTTACAAGGCAAAATTAAAGAAAAATAGGAGGTAAAATATGGCGCGGTCAGATGTATTAGCGGTATTTTTTACTGCGGATGACAACGCTGCTGATAATGTTTCTGTGTCGGCTGCTGAACGACCTGATACTTCCTTCACTATAGGTGGCACAGATACTTCTGGCGGAGTCGCTACTTTTAGTGCTGGTAGAATTATTACATGCACTACAGCAGGTACTGGAGATAATGGTAAAACAGTTACTATAACTGGGACAGACGTTAATCGGGATGCTCAAACAGAAGTCATTACATTACCAGGGTCTGCTACTACTACAGCGGGAACTAAATTTTTTAAGACTGTAACAGCTGCTGAAGCGTCAGCACAACCCGCAGCTAATGTATCTATAGGCATGAGTTCTGCCGCAGGCGATGTAATTTTTGCAGGACGTTCACGACTAAAAGGTGCATTTATTGTTAATTCAGCAACAGCAGGAGTTATTAATTTTACAAATGGTTCTCCAGCAGGAACAGCTTTAATGAAACTAGGTACGGTGGCCTCAGCTACGGTATCAAGAGATATTACTGTGCCTGATGAGGGTGTGGTGTTTCCTGATGGTGTGTTTATACAGTATACGGTGGCTACATTTACAAATATGACAGCATTTCACGCATAGGAGCATAACGTGGCAACTTCAGGTTCGAGTGATTTTAATTTAGACATGGCTGAGATCACTGAAGAAGCGTTTGAGCGTTGTGGTCTTGAATTACGCACTGGTTATGATGCTAAAACTGCAAGACGTTCGTTAAATTTAGTTTTTGCTGATTGGGCTAATCGTGGTTTAAATTTGTGGACAGTAGAGCAGGTAACACAGACGTTAGCTAATTTATCTACTACCTCAGGTATATCTACTTATCCCATCGGTGCAATTACTATGACGGTGGCAGATAGCTCTAGTTTTAGTGTTGGTGAGACGATTACAGGTGGCACTAGCGGTTCTACGGCTAGTGTCATTACTAAACCTACGTCTACAACATTTACTATTACTATTCCTAGTGGAGACTTTACTGCATCAGAAACTATCACTGGTTCGTCTAGCTCTGCTATAACAACTGTTTCTGCTAATCCTAGTTTAGTAAACGCACAATCAACAGTAGATATATTAGAGGTTGTGATTAGAAGGGATAATACAGATATAAATGTAAGCAGAATATCAAGAGCTGAGTATCTTAATATTCCTAATAAAACACAACAAGGTAGACCCACTCAATATTTTGTAGATAGACTAATTACGCCTACTATAAATTTATGGCCAACACCAGAGAACTCTACCGATCAATTAATTTTTTACAGAGTAAAAAGAATACAAGATGCTGATGCAGGAACTAATAATCCAGATGTTCCATTTAGATTTTTACCTTGCTTAGTAGCAGGCTTGGCATATCATCTTGCAGTTAAAAAATCACCACAAAGAATTGGTGTTTTAAAAGATATTTACGAAGAAGAATTTGCTCGAGCTGCGGCTGAGGATGGCGAAAGAACTGCGCTACGTCTAGTTCCATCTTACTCATCATTAAATATATAATGGCTAACTTTGCTTCTGGAAAAAATGCTTTAGGTATATCTGATAGATCAGGTAGAACCTATAAGTTGCGTGAAATGATTAAAGAGTGGAATGGTTTATTGGTGGGTAAAGATGAGTATGAGTCTAAGCAACCTCAATTAGAACCTAGACATACAAAAGCAGATCCACAGGCGTTACGTCAGAGTAGACCAGACAGAACAGAACCAGCAGCTGAAGTTTTATTACCTTTTAATGGATTTAGAACAGGCGATAGTGGCTCGGCAGTAATTACTGTTACAGAGCCTGGTCACGGTAGAACGACAGGCGATACGGTTAGGTTTAGAAATGTAGAGAACTTTGATGGATTTACAGAGTCTGTAATAGAGTTATCTTCAGGGTATTCGATAACAAAAGTGGACGCTGATAGTTATACTTTTACCACCAGTAGTGAAACTGCTACAACAGGTAATGTTAAAGGTGGTGGTGGTTTTGCTTCAGCAGGTCCAGTAACAGTGAGCGCATAATATGGCATTTACATTTACAACATTAAAAACAGCTATACAAGATTACACACAAAATAGTGAAACAACTTTTGTTAATAATTTATCAAGATTTATTATTAATGCAGAGGAACGCATTTTTAAAGAGGTGCAACTAGATGTATTTCGTAAAAATGTAAATGGTGCGATAACTTCATGTAATAAGTTTTTAACAAAGCCTACTGATTATTTATCTACTTTTTCTTTAAGTATTTTAAATAATTCTGAGAATGTTTTTTTATTGCGTAAGCATCCTACTTTCTTACAAGATTATACACCTGACCCAAGCACTACAGGAGTGCCACAGTATTACGCAGATTTTGATGAAACTACTTTTCTATTAGCTCCAACACCAAGTTCTGGTTTTACTGCTGAATTACATTATTATCATAGGCCAACTTCAATAACTGCAACAAGTGATGGCACAAGTTGGTTGGGAACTAACGCAGAATTAGCTTTATTGTATGCTTCATTAGTTGAGGCTTATACCTTTATGAAGGGTGAAGCAGACATGTTTCAAATTTATAATGCAAGGTATCAAGAGGCGTTAGCTTATCTTAAAAATCTTGGTGAAGGTAAAAATACTAGAGATGAGTATCGTTATGACAAACTTAGAAAAGAGGTTATTGCTTAATGTTTAATCTCAAAGTTGAGTCTGATTTAGGAGATGCTAATGTGGTTACTTCTAAAAATAGAGGATTAAACGCTGAAGAATGGGCTGATATTGCCGTAAATAGAATAGTGCAAATTTCAGCCAATACTCCTTTACCATTAAGAGAACAAGCTATTGCATATAAAGGACGTATAAAAAGTTTATTGGTAGGTTACTTTCAACAGGTAGCAAAAAGTGAAAGGTCTACTATTAAAGTTATTTTAGAGCAACAAGGTCATAGAGACATAGCAAAAAACATAGAGGATATTTAATATGGCAATTACATCCGCGATGTGCACCTCTTTTAAAAAAGAATTATTAGAGGGTAAACATAATTTTTT